AGTGAAATCTCACCGTCAGGGTCATTCAAGTCATTTAGTGGCTTTGTTGGTAGATTGATTTCACAGCATAGATTTGACTGTCGAACAGGAGCAAACTCAGGCTTAAACGACCCATGGTCATTTGCGTGGTCTACATTCATTAGATAGATACGACCTGTGTTCTTGCGCTCATTCATAAATGCTGAAAAGATTTCAATCGCTGGTACTGATTTCTTACGAATTTTTGTAGAACGTTCTGCTTTTTCATATAGTTCACGGAACTTGTGTTGGTCCGCAAAGAATGCTTCATACATTCCAGGAACATCATTAGGTGAGAACAGAGTAATGTCACCACCTGTCATTAGACGTTCATACATTAGTTTGTTAAACTGTACGCCATAATCCAAGTGACGCACACGATTGTCTTCTGTGCCTTTATTGTTTTTAAGCACCAACAAGTCTTCTACTTCATAGTGCCAGATAGGATAGTAAAGTGTCGCAGCCCCGCCGCGAACCCCGCCCTGAGAGCAAGATTTCACAGCAGCCTGGAACATTTTATAGAATGGAATAACACCTGTATGTGACGCATCACCATTTCTGATAGGTGAGTTAATAGCACGGATAGAACCCGCACCAACACCAATACCAGCTTTTTGTGAAACATATTTTACGATTGAACTTGAGGTCGCATTGATTGAATCAAGCGAGTCATCAGTTTCGATTAGGACACAGGATGAAAATTGTCTCTGTGGTGTGCGCACCCCTGCCATAACTGGAGTCGGTAGTGAAATATCAAAATTGCTTACTGCATCATAATAATCTTTCACCCAACGCATTCTTTCATCACGAGGATACTGACTGAAAAGTGTCGCCGCAATAAGAGCGTATGCCATTTGTGGTGTTTCATATAGTTGTTTCGTAACACGGTTCTGTACTAGATACTTGCCACGAAACTGTTCCATTCCAACGTATGAGATATTGAAGTCACGTTCATGTTTAATGAAACCGTTAATCTTATCCCATTCTTCTTCTGAATAATCTTCTAGTAATGCTGGATCATAAAAACCTCGTTCAATGTTGGACTTTACCAAGTCAAGCACATGACATGGTTCAAAGTCACCGTACACCATCTTACGAATATGATAGTTAATCAAGTTACCTGCTACCCACTGATAGTTAGGAGTTTCCTCACTAATCAAATCAGCCGCTGCTTTTATAAGGGTTTCCTGAATTTCAGAACTAGTAATACCATTGAAAAATTGTATATGAGATTTAAGTTCTACTTCACTCGCACTTACACCGTTAATGTTATCACAAGCAAAGAAAACAACCTTATGCATTTTTTCTAAGTCTAATTCTTCTTTCGTTCCGTCCCTTTTAGTAACTTGAATATTACTCATTGTTTTTAATTCTCCAAAATAGCAATGTATTTACACACACTGCACCTATCTTAATATCTGTTGTTTATGTCTGCGTCTTCCATACCTGCTACTCTCAACTTGATAATGTTACTTAATTGGAAATGTTTGATTTCAAATCCCTTTGTAATACCTTGAAACTGATTTCGCATCAACGCTACTTGGTTTATAAGTTCTGAGATTGCCACAACTTCATCTTCGCCATCAGCGTATTTTTCTGCGTCCCTGCTAGACAATGCTTTGTTGTAGTTCTCTAAATATTTTCTTAAATATTCGCTACGCTTCTTGCGTAAACTTATATTTAGATGTTCTAGGATGGCCTCTAACTCTTGTAGTTGTGAAAATCGTAGTTCAACATATGCTGGAAGTTCTGTAGAATTTCGTTCTACATTTCCTTTAATCTTGACCTCAGTTCTCGCTTCTGCCAGCTCTTTTTCAAAATGGTCAAGACATTGTGGAATATTATTCCAGTCTGCTACAACTTTACGATACCAACTCATTCGTCATAATCATCCCAAGAATCATCGTCCTCGTCTTCAAAGTCATCCGCAAAGTATCTATCGAATGCTGTTTGTAGGATTTTATCATTTTCAATCATGTCTTCCAGATCGACTTTAGAAATACCAAACTCGTCACACTGTTTGATAATTCGTTCTGCCGCTTCCATCTTCTCTTTGGCTGGGATCAATGGTTTCATTGCTTCCCACAAGTCAAAGATAAAATCAGTTTCTATTGCCATATTATTTTATGCCTCATATATTGCTGAGTTTGCACCATGTTCTGCACATTCACAGGATACACACCAACAGCGGTTATTTGTCATTTCACGAACTAGCGCATCTGCTTTCTTAAATGCATGTTCAGAAAACTTTTCTACACCTACACCATCAAATACTGTAAGTTGGGCAAGTCCTACTGATTCTAGTTCTTCTAGTTTATATAGCATAGGATCGTTTTTGTCAACAACTACTTTATGGTCAAACATTTCTTCTAACCACATTTTAAGTGTTTTAAGTCCACCAAAGTCAACGACCCAATTACGATGATCCAGTTCATTGCACCCAAAAGTAAATTTGAATGCAAGACTGTATCCATGTAGAAATCTACAGTGTGAGTGGTCTGCATGAGGCTGACGAAATACCGCTGACAATCCTATGTTATGTCCGTAACGTTTTGTCGATTGATATTTAGCCATTATTCTGCTCCATTAAGTTCTGCGTTTTCGTCGATAATCTCACCGTTATCATCTACTTGAAGTGATTCAAGACCGTGCTTCTCAGCATCGATATCTTCCATATTCCACTCTGCCATGATAACATCTAGTTTTTCATCAGTCCAGTTTTTACGGAACTCAATCATTTCTTCACCAGATTTGGTTACATACTTTAGACGATTACCTTGCTTCACAAGAAGACCTTTTGCTTCAAAGAATTCAAGTAGACCTGAATAAGGAGACATACCTGTTTCGTATGGAATCTCCACTTGTACGCTTTCAAACGGCTTCGCATAGCGTGTCTTCATAATCTTACATGCAGCACGAATACCATGTACTTGTGATGTTTTGTTACCATCTGCATCTGTTTTCAGTTTCAACTTACGCATAGCGATAACAATACTTGACGCATAGATAAAGCCTTGACCACCTGAAATCTTATCATCAGGATCAAACATATCTTGTGACGCATATGTGTGGTTAGTTGCTACCATACCTACGTTAAAATCACCAAACATATTCACACAGTTACGAACAAGTGCTGACAGTGCTTTAGGCTTACGACCCATATCACCTTTCATATCACCTTTGTTGAACTGGTCAACATCAGTCGGTGTTAGCATCATACCCAGTGAGTCAAGAACGAATAAAACCTTAGGACGGTCTGCTTCATCTGCGTCACCATAATCAGCACGATATTCTTTCATAAAGTCTGAAACAATTTTAGCAACATCATCAATCATTGCTACGTTTAGTTTAAGAAGTTTATCTTCACTTGTATCTACATCAAGTGCCTCTAGCCAAGAGTTGTCTAGTGCGTTTTCTGAGTCAATTAGAACTACATAGATACCTTGATCCTGTGCGTTCTTTACTACGTTACCTGACGCAATATAAGACTTACCTGCGCCACTTTCACCTGCTAGAACTGTTACTTTGCCTAGTGGAATACCTTTGTGAAAATCACCCGAGATTAACTTGTTTAGACAGTAGTTACCTGTTGAAATCCAAGTATCAGGGTCACGAAACCCCACTGACATACCAGGAACTGATTTTGTAATTGATTTGCGAAATTTACTCGCATCAAATGCTTTTGCCATAATCTACTCCATAATTTTTGAAAAAGGGGAGGGCATTCCTGCCCTCCTAGTTAGTCAAATGATTAGTCACTCTTACGAGCGCGGATCATTGCCAGGATATCAGAAGCATCCTTACCAGCACTTGCTGGTGCAGAAGAAGCTGCCTCTGCTTCTACTTCTTCATTGGATTTAAAAGGAATATCATCATCCTTCACTTCTGCTACTGGAGCAGATACTGGTGCAGGAGCAGGAGCAGCCGCTGGTTTCGGAGACGGTGCTGCCTTTGGAGCCGATGAACCTGATGAACTGTTCTGAACAGCACCTTCAGGAACTTCAAGACCATATGGCTTATAGAAGTTACCCCAACGTTGTGGATCATATAGTTCACCATCTACTGATGCTTCGAACATTTCCATGATTACATTTAGTTCCTCTTGTGAAGGGCGCTTTGGCATGAACTCATTCAAGTCAAACAGACCATGAGTTTCAATTGCCTGACGCTCTGCTTCGTTCAGTGAACGCTCTTTACGAGCCCAATTTGAAGTAGAGTAATCTGCGTACTGGCCTTTTTGTGTTTTTGTCAAACGGAAGTCTGTACCTGCATCATAATCAGTTGGAAGATTTTCCATATCTGGATCCATCAACGCTGCCTTTAGCAGTTTGAAGATTTGTGGACCAATCACGAAACGACGGATTGGATTTTCTGGAGTGTCCTCATTCATTGGATCTGTTACTACAAACCCTTGGAAGATATATGAACGCTTCTTCCAATACTTACGACCTAGGTCTTCCATTGCTGGATCTTTGAACCAAGGACGAATCTCTGCATGTACAGGACATGTATCACCCCACATTTCTACACATGGGACTTGTACAGTGATAGGCTTTTGCTCACCACCTACAACACCTGCGAAAGGCATCTTAATCACCTGACGTTCACGCCAGAAGAATGTGTTGCCGTTATCTGCATCTGGAAGGAATCGAATAACCGCAGTGCTATCATTATCCATATTCCAAAACGGATAGATTGCATCTGTGCCACGATTTTGATTGGAATTAGATTCTGCTTTGTTTTCTTGTGCCAGCAGTTTTGCACGGATTTCTGCTAAAGTTGCCATAATGTTTTCTCCTATATTAGCCTATATTAGCCTGTGTTAGTTTTGTATTAGCCTAGATGTATCA